GAAGTCTGAAACGCCGTCAATAAAGGCGTAAGTTGCTGTGTTAAACATGTTTATCTCCTATGTGTGTGTTTAAGTGTTGAGTTTTTAAGTAGAACTCTAACTACTTTATTTATGCCTTATTATAGCACGTTTCTCGAAATTTTTGTAGAGCTTGCTCTCTAATCTCAGCCAGTCGTTTAGTGATATGATCGGGTAATTCTGTATCATTATCCCAAAGATTCTTTGCTTTAATTAGTTTAGGTCTACCATAACTACGATGAAGATCAAACTCCTCACCGTAGTCATCATCGTTATAGTCTACTTCACTTAGCGGCTGGCTTTGCGTCTGCTTTTGGAGCAGGTGCTGTTGCAGCCTTTTTGTCCTGGCCAGGGCTTTTAGTGGCATCTGCTTTGGGAGCAGCCTTAGCATCCTCCTTCTTCTTAGCCAACTTCATTTCAGTCTTTGGTGCTTCAGCTTTTGCAGGAGCTGCCGGAGCAGGAGCCGCTGCCGGTGCTGTTTTACCAATATTCTCTGGTTGCTTGGCAGCTTGTGCGAAAGCGGTAGCGATACCGAAAGAGGCGATAAGAGCGATTGCGATATTTTTCATGTTAGGTTTCCTTTAAGTTTATGAAATCGTAGATTTTTGTGTCTACATATATATAACGCGGTAGCCTGTTGTTTCGTTGACGAGTTCTTTCCCATTTTAATAAATACTACATGTTATACATATCTTATCAAGGAATCTACGACGGGCAAAACTACGAAAAAGCCAACACTCCCAATCAAATTGGAACGGCGTTTAATAATGGGTTTTCTTGTATGGTAGATGTGTGGAGAGTCAACAACAAACTACATGTAGGAACTGCAAATGATCTGATAGAAGTCAGTGACGCCTACTTGCAAGGTAATAGATTTTGGATTAATTGTCAGGATCAAGCTACATATAACTGGTTTACAACACAATCAATTAATCTGTATCCTAACTATTTTATCTTTGGGGCATCTACTCCACCTCCACCATATGCTACTGCAAGCAACGGTAAACTAATCACACCAGGAACTGTTCCTATTAATAATAACAGTGTGATATTTTTACCCGAGATTCAAGATAGAGGTATGTTCAGTACAGTAAAACTAAGATGTTATGGGGTGTGTAGCACTTACTTGACTTTCATAAAACGAATGCGTAATGAAGGTCACTGGTATTAAGTTATCTTTTTATTTTTACTGATGCTAGATAATCTTGTAAGTTTCCATATAGACCTAGCATCATTGCTGTTTTACTATCAAAGATTCTTATATAGAACGATTTGGTCTTTTCTTTTTGATTCACGCCTATGTAGTATGGGCATTTTATTTTCTTGTTTAGTTCCATCACAAAGTTGTGATAGCTTTGCCCATCTTGCTTAAACTCATAGTCATAGAATTCTATTTCTGCTAATTGAAAGGCAGTTAAGCCTGCTTCGGTCAAACGCAGGCCTTCTTGTCTGCCAGTTTGCCACCATTTGAAAACTACATCTTCAATTGGTAGCTCGTGGTATATTCTATGTGATTTTGGAATCTCAGATAATACAGCTTCAGTTATTTTCTGCTTAGTTGACTTGTTGGTCATCGGGGTACACCACACTACCCGAGTTCATAAACACTACGGTAAACTTATCAGTTTTAAATTGTGAGTTTAATTTACGACATAAATTACGTGCATGTCCCGGATTACTAAAACTTGTTTTTTTGTACTTTGGCGTAGCTAAATTATCTAGGTAATGCTGTGACTTTAGGTTAATAGATTGTCCGTCGTAAAACACAGCCCAAATGCCAGCAGCCTCGACTACTTGGTCGCATTTATATGTTTTCTTGTCTACTAGTTCTAGTAAGACTTTGGGTTGTGATCTACTCATTTAAAACTTCCGCCTTTAATTTCTACCTTAATGATAGGTTCTTCATCAGGTTTTTTCTCGCTGTTCATCTGGTATTGGTCTACAAGGATTTTAGCCAATTCATCACGTAGTCCACGTGCTTCAATTATTGGCATAACAAAGTCTTTACCTTGTTTACTTTCTATCATAGAAACCCTATCTATAAACCTTTTGATGTTTATCATAGACTATTTATCATGTTTTCTGCTTCGTTTTCAGTTTTAAAAGGACCGTAATACGTATATCGCTGAACAAAGATATATTTTGGACATAATATTGTTTCAAAAGTGCCATTTTGATTGATAGCGAACCAACCAGATGCATAGTAACACTTGCTTTTAACAGTTTTGGTATACAAATGCAACCTACGTTTAATATCTAGCATAGAGTTATATACTTTACCGCTAGTTGGATAATTTGCAAAAGGCAGTTCTGTTTTAGTTCTATTTGTTTTCAATGGTTGAAATTGAATTCTAGTACTACGTTTTAGTTCATTGGTGTTTTGAAAATGCTTACTAACACCGTTGATCTTTAAATTAAATCCAGACCCCTCAGCAATTACGTTACCGACTTTTTGTTGACCATCTGTCACTATCCAAAACTGGTCTTTGATAATAGGTTTTGCAATTAAATCATTCATTTGTGTGTGTTCCATTCTCATATATATGCCATTTGTTTTCTTCATGATTCCAATGTCTAGTGTCACGTAATGCAAGACGCATTTCGTATCCAAGTATATTAAGGTTGAATTCAGGACCAGCGTGATCACTTCCAAACCAATTTAAATCAACGTGAAATTCAAATAGGCGATATCTGTAATTAAAGAATCCAATCTCAAAAACTTTATTCTTTGTAATCATCCATTCACCTTGATAAAGATTACGCCACTCAGAATGCTTGAATGGGTTCTTAATACTAAGTCTAAAATCAATCATTTTTTACCTTTCTTCTTTTTAGGATTCATGTGTGGTGCAATATTGTTATCAAATATATGAGCCATTGTTTGCCACAATCCTTTTCGTTCAAATTCTGTCATGCCTGCCACCCATGGTGCATCGTCATCACTGCGGTTTAACCCATAGTCATGCCGATACGTGTAACACATTGACGTTATTATCTCTTCCCTTGTTTTCATTTATTTTCTTTAGTCAACTCACATACTAACAAGAAATGTTCGTATGCCTTTTTGACAGCGGGATTTTCCATCAAATTGGTTGCCTCTTCCATCATAGCATTTACGCCTGCCTCTGCACAATCACGAATAGACAATCCATTTAGTGTAGCAAGTTCATTACCTAATTCTTTAGCTAACTTCTCCCATGCTTTCTTTTGCCCAGGAGTGATAAGTGTTCGTTGGGGCCGTAGTTCGCTTGCTTTACTGATAGCTTTGCATATCGCATCTTCGGCAACACGCCCTGCGGCAATCATAGCCGCATAGTTAGGATCGATATTGAACCTACGACTAGTGCCTCCGGGATAAACCATAACCAAATGAGTGCCCTTTGAAAAGCTATCCATAAGTTCGTTATCATATTCTGCAACTGGAACATATTTGTGTCCTTCTTTAATGTAATAAATCTTTTTCATTGCTCTAATACTTCCCAAATCAATTCTTTGATTTTTACGTATGCTACTGGTTTTACCCAGCCTCTGTCAATACAATTGGCTAAAATCAACTTGTACTCATATGGACATTGGTTTGAAATTTCTAAACCTGCACGTGGTACTATTTTGATACCATCAGTCATGTAAAAGTGTTCATCGTCCCGTTGAATTTCTTTGAAACGATTTTCCATTGCAGTGAAATTAGTGTTCATTAAGTTGTCCTGTATATGGTGTGTTAAGCCACTTACTGAAAGCCTCAACATTTTGTGAGATTTTTTCAAGATTATGCTTCCCACAAAAGCGCATGAAATGTACTCCCACTTGCGGAGTAGTAGTTACTCTGACAGATTCTCGAATACGTTGGTCGAACTTTTGTTTCATGTCCTCGGGTTGAGCAGTAAGATCAATAAGCATACGGTTGCGATTGTATGCGTCACGTACACACACCTCGACACCATTGTGGTCGATCCACTTTTGCAACATGAAGTTGTTCCATTTAAAGCCTTGCTTGTCACGATCATCAAATGCTTCACGAATGCCTACACGATTCTTAGAACCTTTTTCGGGTGCTCGGGGGTACGCAGTGAATACGTTGTCGCCCGCATCACCCCGAATGATCTTCTTGAATAGCAGATATTCGGGGGTGTCTTCGAGAAGTTTGGGTTCTTTAGTTTTCTTGTCAATTACTGGCTTACCTGAATCTTTGAAATATCCATTGAGGGTAATAAGTTCATTTGTGACACCATTGTATTGTAGCACGTTCTGATTAATAAGCTGAACATAATCGGAATCAGTAGAAATAATATAATGTGTATCATCAGGATGTAAGTGAATGAATCGTGCAATCAAGTCATCAGCCTCGGCCTGTTCATGACGTAATACGCTACAGTTAGTTTTTTCCTTAAGAAAAGTTGTGAAAGTTTCGTAAGTAGACCAGAACATGGCATTTTCATCTACCTCATCCTGAGTCTGAGAAAGACTATCAACAATTCTATTCTTTTTGTAGGGTTCATACAAGTCCTTACGGAAGCTACGACCCTCTAACATAAACACTACATGATCAATTTTATGATTACGAACCACTTGATTGACTGATGCGAGGGTAAGATGAAGTGCGAAAGCCGCTTTTTCTTCCGGATCACTATTGCGTGATGCAACGTGACGGGCACGAAAGAAAGTGTTGGCAGTATCGATGAGAGCATAGTTCATTTTTTGAAAGTAGGTATGTGTTGATATGTATCTATTATATACTACTATTTAGTTTTTGTCAAGTTAGTTGATTGTCTCTAAGTAAAGTTCAGGACTGATAGTGATATTTTTTCTGGACACTCGTTTGTCACCACTGTATGGCAACCAGTTATCTTGTATTCTTTGAGTTTTGAATTTATTATCTACGATAAATTTTTCTACCCAATTCTTAACATCACCGGCAGTCATTGATGATTCTTTTGGGTCGATGCCTTCAAGTCTCCACTTTTTACGTTTTAATTTTTTGATAAGGATCTTACGATGTTTTTGTTTAAATGCGTCCTCGATATCTTCAATCTCTTCCTCAGGACCATAAAACAAAAACATAAAGCATTGATCCTCAAGACAGTGGGCGGTATAGTCGTCCACTCTCTCGGGATTTTTTGTAATTCCAAATCCTACCTTATTATTATGACTCATTACCATAATGTAAAAGAAGATCCAATCGTGCATAATTACTTAACTTTCTTTGGAAGTTGAATCGAGCGTTTTACAATTTGATCACTGGCTGATGCATGAGCATTGATTTGTGTAATTTGTTTTGCTTCCAAATATTGCAATGCATCTACACCTTTGTGAACATGCAAGTCTTTAAGAGCCTTAATCACAAATTTACCACCCAATTTAATATATGCTTGATATGCAAAGTACAATGACAACGTAAATCCTGCACCTTTACCGTCTTTATCAGTAAATTGTTCAAAACGATATTGCTTGAATGCCTTAGAAGCATTTGATTTCAACTTGTTCATAGTACGATACACACCTTGAACAGTGGCATGCAAGTCATTTAAAAATTGATCCCAATCTGAACTGTTCATGTCAACATTTTCAACTTGAGCAAAATCAAACAATGTACCATAAAACCCTAACTCAGCATTATCAACTGATAAATTGTTCCAAAATTTATCACGTGTACTAAAAACAAATGTCACCTTACTATAGTCAGCAGTTGGCGCCAAACTCTCAACACCTGCCAAGTGACTAATTGCTCCGGGTTCACCGATATCATCGTGGTCAGCTGGAAGAGGTGTACAGTTATATTGCTTCAAAATTTGAATCAAATTGTAAGTGTGCTTGTAAACTGGGTTTGCACTATTGTCCAAACGTACGGACAAATAATGTTGTTTCCACTTGTCAAACACATCAATGCGTTTACTCATTTCGCCGTTCAACAATGCGAATGCTTCACGTGCGGTGCTTCGGTCATGTGTTTCGATATAGATAACAAGAATCTTAAATTTCTTCCAATTCTTAGGAAGAACCTTTTTTCCGTTAATCGTCATAAACCCACCTTCAACAATCGCCGCTGTTGAAGTTGCAGTGTGCTGACCGTTAACAATAGTCCATTCATCTTTGCCGGGGGTCTTGATACAATAAACAGGTTGGAAGCACTGTTCATCGTAGTTTACAAAAATATCAGTAGCATGGGCCACATCAAGTTCACGGTTAATATCTTCGTCAGACTTTAGCTTACCAATTTCAACTTCTGTAACCTTAGGGTAAAACTCAGCTTTAAATGTCTTGCCCAATTTTTGATAACGCTCAACTCCTCGATGGTATGCATCATTTGCTTCAGTTTGAATTGATGCCAATAGTTCTTCTACATACTTTTCACGATACTCGTCAACTTCACGCTCCAAAATATTCTCAATCGGGAAATCATTTGGGTCACGTTTGGTAATTTTAAATACTAATGGGAATGCACTCTTGATAGCTTTTGCAGTTGTTGTGCGTGTTGGCTTTGTTGTAGTCACTTTGACTTTTCCTTTTAATAGGTTAGATACTACTGTTGTTGCTTGTGCGTCAAGAACTTTTACTTTACTGACCATGAAAAACACCTTGAATTAAGTTGATAAGTCTCTATTATACACCCGCACTAGATTATTGTCAACTTTAATTTTGTTGTATTTTTACAACACTTTTTAGCTAACTTCAGTTCGCCCGTTTCCTAAGTCACGAGTGACTACATTGCGTACATCTCCGGGAGTCCGTTTGTTGGGATCAGCGATTTCCTGTTCAAAGGTTTCCAAAACGGTTGCTCTGCATAAATTAGTCCACCAGCGATCCACGATATCATTGTCGGTGTCAGTTTCTTTCATTTTATAACCTGCACGAATTAGATTCAATACAAATTTATCGTTGAAATCAAGTTCTACTGAGCCACTGTTAATGTCCTTAGGATCTATTTCCATCTTAATGATGTTAACATAAGGCTCGCCTGCTGCCGTTGCTTTTTCTTTAGCAGTAAGTTCAGGTGCAACTTTCTTTTCCTTAACCTTGCGAGGTTTCTTTTCCTTAACAGGTTCCTTAACAGGTTCGGGTTTCTTAAATAAATTCTTTATTTTTTCAAACATTTGTATCTTTCGTATAATTTAAAGCTGGCAAGATTTTTTGCCTTTGATTCACACATCATATCAAAGTTGTCTAAGAATGTCAATGCCCAATCGTTCACAGCCTCGTTCCAATAGTAGTCACTATGTGCCCGAAGTTTTTGTTTACTGTATCCTGCTTTGATCAAAGCTTCCTGATCGGGTAATTGATTGATGTCATGTCCGATAAGTATGTCCTCCCGAGAAACACTGTAATGGAGAGTAGGACGTACGCCGCGCCAACTATCAATAACTTGTTTAACAAGGTCGTCATTATGGGCAATATAATTTCCCTCACGAATCCAATTGTGATGGATGTCCATGACCGTAGGCACGAGATCAGATAATGATAAGCAGTCAGATAGTCCATGTGTATATTCCTCATTCTCTAGTGTAAGTGTATTTCTTGCCTCGGGGCTAAGTCTACTATAAACATCTCTGATACCCTGAGGACCTTTTCTACCGGAAATGTGAACGTTGATTTTCATATCCTGAAAGGTTTTACCGTAACCCATAAATCTAGCCATGTCAGCATGGTATTCAAATTCTTCAATACTCTTATTTACTACCTCAGGACGATCACTCGCAAGAACTACAAATTGGTCAGGGTGAAACGACAAACGAACATTGTTTTGTCGTGCAGTCTCACCGATTGGAGCCATCCAGCGTTCAAGACTAGATTGAATGTCGGGCTGATGCCAAAAGTCTTTGTAGTCATCATGGGTGTAGAAGCTGAACATGTCACTAGTGATACGCAACATACGCAGTGGTTCGGGTAGAGCGGCTACCTTTTTGACTAGTGCGTGTGTATTGAGAATGTTGGTTTTTGCAACGTCAATTATTTTTTCTTCTACCAGTGAACGTTTATTTCGGTTAGCCCATGCTAATGTAGTGCCACCTGTATTAAGACCCTCGGTGCTAGCAATCTCGCCTTTTTTGTTGATTTCAGCCCATTTGCAAGCAAAGCCGATACGTTTAGTAGTAATGTCAAAAGAGTGCATAATAGTCCAGAGTGATAAATATTACATAGTGTACAATAAATCGTATTTATTGTCAAATTTTACGGAAATAAACATGAGAATTCAACATTTATTAGAAGGCGCAGAGCCATCAATGCCCGGAGCACCTAAGGGTATTCAAATTATGACACCTCAGCAATTCGTTGCTAAAGCCGGTGACATGCCGAGCCAATCAGATTGGCGTGACATGACTTATAATCCTAGTAAAGGTCCTAAGTTTTCTGAAAAGTTAGATAAAATGAAGGAAGATGACGAGGAAGGTGTGGCGGAAGGCGAAGAAAACTTATCAAGAATTCGTAAACTATCTGGTTTAGATGAAGCAACTAAACTACCAGCAAGTACCCGAGATTTGAAAGGTCAAGAGTTCCAAGACTACATGAATCGTATCAAAGGAACTGATGATATTGATAAGAAGACTGGTCAAATTAAGTTAGACAAAAAGGGCAATGAGAAGTATGTCTCTGGTAAAACAAAGTCAGACAAGTACAAGATGCCTTATGTCCATCGTTCAAGTATCATTGAATACTTGGGCCCAGATGGTAAGACTTATGATGAAGATAAGATTAAGCAATCATTATCACAACGCCCAAAAGCGTTACTAAAGCAAAATGAAAAGATGAAGCACAGTAACGGTGAGTTTGAACAATTCTTCAACGTTGGCTTCGCCGCATTGACTGGTATCGCAGTAGACGAACAAACTAACAATCTAATTATTGTTAACACATGTCCAGGTGCTGGTTCATGTAAAGTAGATTGTTTCGCTATGAAAGGTGGTAAAGTTCAGTTCAAAGCCGCTTGGCAGAGCGATGGCAGAATACTAACATATCTATTGAATGACCCAGATGGTTTCTTCAATCAGTTAAGTAGTGAGATAGCTAAAGAAGAGGCAGCAGGTAAAAAAGGCGACAAGAAATTCCCTAATGGTTGGGAAACTACTATTCGCTGGCATGACGCCGGCGACTTCTTTAGCCCAGAATATTTAGACATGGCATTGAAAATGGCTGCAAAGCATCCTGATGTTAAGTTCTATGCTTATACAAAGATGGCTGGTGCCGCACTTGCACAGAAACCACCTAACTTCATTATCAACTGGAGTGAAGGTGCTAATACAAGTCAAGAGAAACAAGTTAAAGCAAAAGATGCTAACTTAGATACAACTAAGAACAGTCGCATTGTTCCAGATGAATTGTTCCAAGACTTGTTAGTTAAGGATGAAAAAAAGAACTTAGTTAAAGGGTCGAGTGGCCAATGGCAAGTACAACCTGACAAGTTACCTGAACTAAAACAAAGATTGGCTAGTGAGTATGGACTCAGTGCGAACTCAATCTTAGATTACAATGAATACATGGCCAAGCGTAAGTCTATCCCTGCAGGGATGAAGTACAATGTCATTGTAGCTCCGGGAGAGGGTGATATCAGTGCTAACGATCCTAACATTATATCAACCCTACTGTTGAAGCACTAATTAGTCAATTCTCAAAAGATCCTCTACAGTGTAGAGGTTCTTCATATATGGACTTACATCTTCTAGTACATAGTACTCAATGTCACCGTCTCTGCGTGGTCCTTTGATTATATCAAAATCACAATCGTTGACTTGTTGAAAGATACTAGACATTTCTTGTACGGTATATCCCACACCATGTCCTAAGCATTCAGTTTTGTTTGCGGGCTTCTCAATAGCCATTTTGATAGCGTGGCATATTTCTTCTACATGAACATAGTCACGAACACAAGTACCGTCACTAGTGTTTGGATAATCAGTGCCATAGATAGTGAAAGAACCAGTGTCTTTAGCTTTGATTAGATTGTAGAACAAACCATCGGGATTAGTTGGCTTAACAACTGTAGTACCTATAACATTGTAAAATCTAAAGATAGTATAGTCTGCTTCCGCCATCTTCGTGTATGAACGAACTACATCTTCTGCGGCACGTTTACTAACACCATATGCACTAATGCAATCTTGAGCGGCACCAGTACTAGCAAAGATAAAGTTTTTTGTCTTTACTTTGTTCATGACATTCATTGTACCATTCAAGTTAGTAATATAATAGCTGATAGGTCGTTCTTGACTTTCACCTACGTTGACCAATGCAGCCAAATGCACAACTGCATCAAACTCAATACCTTCAATTGAGAACTGCTTGTTGATATCCAGTTTATAAAACTTGTCAATCTCTACTTGTGGGTCATTGATATCAAGTCCATGTACTTCATATTCACCTGCTAATAGATCACATAGATGTGAACCGATGTAGCCTGAGCTACCTGTAATTAAAATTTTCTTCATTGCCATTCAAACAAACTTTCGTTTGTTTCTTCCTCCTGTGGTTTAAATGTTGGGTCTTTGCTCAAATAAGTATCATTGTCAGTATACCAAACATTGATAAACTTATATTTGTTTGACAATACACTTTCAAAATCTTCACGTGCTAAGTGTTTGCGTTCTAATTCTTTGATATAATCTCTATATTTGATTGTTTCGTATGTATTGATTTTTGCAGAGTTAGTATTACTACGTTTCCCTACAAATTCATCTAGGAACTTGACCCACTTCTGTGCAACTTCATTGTCAAGTTGATTGACATAATCAAGTGCCAACGATGGTTGATCTATGCCATATAATTGTTTTATTGTATCAGCGGCATTCGTGATGTGTACTTTGTGATAGAATATGCTGTGAAAGTTATCAGACCAATCTTGTGTATCTAATACAACACATGGCATATGACCTAGACATTCTAAGAATGCGAAAGGATAGTTCTCACGTAAACTGGGCATAAAGAATACACTAGAACTACGAATGAAATCTACTTTCTCTTGACCAGTGATACCTGCTTTGATTTCATAATCAGTAATGCCGGCTTCAGCGAAAGCTTTTTCGAACTTCTTTTGTCCATTACTGTTAGTCATTACTTTGCATGGCAGTTTTGCTTCCTTCATGACTCTGATGTATGCTTCAGGGTTCTTGCCTTCTTCCCAACGACCGATGAACAATACACCTTTTTTCTCACCTGTATACGACTCAAGCAATCCTCGCTCACTCATGGGCATTGGCAATAGTTGACAGTTAGTTGCACCATACTTAGTGAGTTCATCAATATTCTTTTGACTTTGTGTACCGATGATGATATCAGTGAATTCCATATGCTTGTTATAGAAATTGTGATAACTATCCAAGAACACATCACTGCCTTGACTTTCACGGAAGATCATACTGTGTAAGTGAGTATAGAACACTACCGGAATGTACTTGTTGATAGTCATTGCATAAGCCGCAGTCATTGCTTCCTGTGTATTGCACACAATCATGTCATACGCATTGGTTTCAAACGCTTTAATTATTGCTTTGCGGAAGTTAATGATCTTTTCAAAATTGATAGTGTCACTGAACGAAAAAGTAGAGGTGTGATCGTCATACGGTAAAGCTGATTCAGCTTTTACTTCTACTACACCGGGCCTAACTGACACTGCTTTGGGTGGAAAAATCACATTTGCTCCGGCACCTTCGATCAACTTTTGAAAATCATCGTTATTAGGTATCTTGTCCAAGATAATATCAACCTTCCAGTTCAATCTACTACACATTTCAGTAAAACTCTTACAGAAGCTACCAATGCCACCGTGAGGAATAAAGTGCTGATCGCTGATTAAAAATGCAATTCGTTTATCGTATGTTCTCATTTTGTTAATTTCCAAATCACGAATTCATTCTTACCAATCCAATAGTCTTCATGAATCGGAACACCGGGGCCAGTAATAATTCTAGTACCGTGATAAGCATGTTTACCCCACAGTTGTTTTCCAGTAAGAAAACAGGTGTGTGGTTTCCAGCATAATTTATATTGCCAATCTTGTACTCGGTTAAGAGCCCAATCATCCTCTCGATGGTGAGAAACAAAACTATCCATCATTACCAACTCTCCATATCTTTTATCCATCATTACCAACTCTCCACATCTGTTATATCTATTTTGACAGATTCTTTTGGGTCAAACTCAATCGTGACATTGGGACCAATACCACTGAGTGATTCTTGCTTCCATACAATTCGATCTACACTGTCGTACATATCAAATACTTCTTTGAGTCTTTCAAATTGTGTTCGTGTAATTATAACTTGTGTCATTAAGTGCCCCACTCATTTTTAAACAACGGTACTTGAAGTCTATCACTGTAGCGCAATCCATGTTTCATAGCAAGTTCTGCTACTCTACGATTGTTCAAACTATACACACTTTCAACACCACCGACTGGCATTAGATACACGTTGCCAAAGAAATTGTTCTTTCGATATGTGTTAACCACCTCTAATGCTTCTTCAACATCTTCATTTGTTGCAACAACTAATTTAAGATATGTGTGACCATACATTTCGTATTCTGCTACAATATCAGGGCAGATAGTTTCTTTCGTATCTTCACCGCTACTAGAGAGTTTAGCACTTACACTAAATGTAACTGTTTCAATTCCCTTTTGTTTATGCCACTTAGTCTGTAGATATTTTTTAAGTTCTTCACCTAATGGTTGTGTACCGTTAGTTTCAAATGTTAACTCTTTTAAGTTCAACATTTTTTCATTACTTAGCAACTCAGGATATAGTTGTTGCCATCCTAGAAGCGGTTCACCGCCCGTGATAACCAAGTGCTCATCATGCCAAGCATTGAATGGCAGTATATCCATAATGCGACTAACAACATCGCCGGTATCATAGTAAGGACTAAGATGTTTGAAATTAGGGTCCCAAGATGCATAAGAATCACATCCCGTGCTGACAAGCGGAAGGGATTTATAATCTTTGTAATTTTGGCTAGACTCAGCAATTTTAATTCTTTCTTCACTCAACTTACCTTTTGGCATACCGAAACCAGCGCACTTTAAGTTGCAACCAAACGTGCGTAAGAACACACTTGGTACACCCATATGACGACCTTCACCTTGTATGCTATAAAATAATTCTGATATTTTTAATTTGTTCATTTTTACCAATGCCGTATAACACCTGCTACGATAAACAGGTTTGTTGTAATATATGATAACACAATAAGAGTACGGATGAAAGCAATGCGGTCAGACTCAGTGTCCGTATTACCTGCTTTCTCTCCTAATGCCTTTGCCCAAATGCGCCAAAGTCGCTTCATTAATACCCCAGACGTTCTTTTCTTTGTTCTTCAGTTTCGTCACGCTGTAGGTGAATGAAAATGCATCCTTCTACACCGCAACCACAAACAATGTGATACTCTTTAACAATACGCTCTGCGGCTTTTACTTTGCCCCGCTTAAGCAAACTGTTGACTATTTCACGTTCATGCTTGGCAGCACTTAGGTCCTTGGGTGAAAGGAAGCGCCCGCTCATGCAAACAGATCCTCATTCCATTCACGGTGACCTTCACGATATGCCATGTTAGATTGTGTCTCACGCACTTCAACACGATAGCACCATAGACGATTGTGTTCACCTAACCCCCACATATCAGGAATGTAAACACCATTGACGTACTTGTAAAGCATATCTGCTAAACTCTCACAACCGATACGTGGAAGAATAGTTAGTTTAGCAAGTTTCTTTTCTTGTAACATTTTGAATGTTTCAAGTTCGGGATCGTCTTGTGCGACTAATAGAGTATGGTCAAACTGATCCTCAAGAATCTTTTTCAATTCTTTTAGTCCACCATAGTCTGCTGCCCAATTGCGAACATCTAGATCGTTTGTACCGAAATAGAACTTCATACTGAAACTGTAACCATGAATCATGTTGCAGTGACTATCTGCTCTCCATTGACGATAAGCACAAGGGAAGCTATCGTGATACTCTTTAGTACTTGTGTACTTGTAACTTACTGATTGATTTGCCATTATTTTCTCCTATGTTGATTATAGCATAGGCGGCAGAGTTTGTAAAGCGGGAATGACGCCAAGACCGCTATTTGATTACCGATATATCTCTAGGAGCATTCGGTATTTATCATATGCTTCCCTAAGTGCCGGGTGCATTTTACGTAGGTATTCTTCGTTACGCTCCTCTTGTACCCAATCATGAATCGTATGATCAATATTAACCAGTTCTTCAAATGCACTGCGGGGTAATTCCATTTCAATAAAATCTTCACGACCACTGTAACTAATAGTCGAACCGAGTGTGTACCCGTAATCTATAGTATGATAGTCTTTAGCAACTCTTACATGCTTGATTCTATACTTGTTTATAAAATCATTCATTATTGACCTCGCTTTTTGGTTTCGCTATCATAGACACGTTTACGTAGGCTACTGGAACTGAAGGAGTGATCTCTACCGTTAAAGACAAGATCGATGGATCGGAGCTCGCACTCACTTTTACCACTGAACTCCTTGTCGGCATATTCGACACCAAGGATTCTGACATCCACCGGTAATATGAGTAAGAGGTCAACGAGGTCCTGCTCTGTACTATACACAACCACTTCATCAACGTAACGACACGCTGCCAACTGAATTTGACGTTCGACAATAGATTGTATAGGTGGGTTTTTAGTGTCCGGGCGATCAATTGATGCATTTGTCTGTAGTCCTGCAATTAGATAATCGCAATGATTTTTTGCTTCTGCAAGCATAGCAATGTGACCTGCATGTAGCATATCAAATTGACTAAATGTTATGCCAATTTTTTTACCTTGCTCTTTTAATTCTTTAACTTTATTGAATATCATCTGGTAATACTTCTTCTACTTCTGTTTCACTGCCAAAGTAATGAACGTAATATGTTTTACCTGCGTGAACATATTCTTCTGTAAACGATCTTTGATTGTTAGTAGTTTCTACAGGTTCGATAAGACGGAACACTGTTAACATGTTTTCTTTCTCTTGTCCTTCTAACGTTCGTTTGGGAGGCCCCATAACCTTACGAATGAAAGCACGTGCTTCCTCTTTCGTCATGTTATTCATGAGTCTTATTTTGTCAGTGTTCGCCACATTATAGTCTTTTCATGTTCGGTTACAAACTCTTGCTCACCGCCAAACTCAGGACTATCCTTCATCATTGCATCAATCAACCACTTGAGTTTATACAAGTCTTTTTTGATTTCAAATTGAACGTATCCGTCGTTGTAAGGACTGTATAGTTCTACACCTGCCATATAAATTTGATGACTAACACTATTATAGTCCATTGGTTTTCTGAATCCCATTTTTATTCCTTTGTAACACAATTACAGTTGCGACCTTGATTACAGTTACCTGTACAATTGCTTTTTGGTAACATACGAGCGATTGACACAATGATTGCGATAACTAAAATAATGATTAATAAATTCATTCTTCAGCCTTCCATTTTTCTTTGAATCTTTCTTGATAAAGTTCTTGAGCATGGTCTAAAAAAGTTTGATATAAATCATTGTCGTAATCATCTGCACTCATAAAACTCAAAGGATTAATAGCCATTGTCCACTGTACAGTAGATGAGTAAGTGAAGAAAGTATAAGAGAGTTTACTTTCCCTATCATAAATTTCATCGACTATATGTTTTTGAATAGGATTATTTTTAGCGTATTCTACTTTAACTTTTTTATCTTCTTCTTCGGCTTGCTGACAGAAGATTTTATATTCTGCTATAGTCATTTTTGATATCATTTCTTCAGTTTGAATTATGATATCAGGTGCTTTAAGTTCTCGCATTCTTTTTAACCTGCGAGTTCTTTCTTCTTGAAATTTTTTATTTCTACTAATAGTATCTTCAATAATTTCACTCATTTGCAACCCTTGTTAGCAATCTGTAAAAACTCTTGTCTTGCGGCTGGATCTGTTTTGAATCCACCACCTAAACGACAAGTAACTGTACTTGAGCCTGTATCTTCTACACCGCGTGATTTTACGCAATAGTGCTGTGCGTCAATCATTACCGCAACATCTTCAGTCTCCAGTATAAATTGGAGAGTGTGGAAGATTTGTTCTGTAAGTCTCTCTTGGATTTGAGGGCGCTTAGAGAAATATTCGACAATACGATTAATTTTTGAAAGTCCGAGGACTCTTTGCTTAGGAACATAAGCAACAGTGGCCAGACCGTCAATAATAACAAAGTGATGTTCGCAGTTACTCTGGACATTAACGTTGCGTTCAACGACCATTTCGTTGTAATGCATCTTGTTATCGACAGTCGTACACTTTGGAAATGCCTCATAGTCTAGCCCCCAAAAGATTTCATTGACATACATTTTAGCAACACGCTTTGGTGTTTCAATAAGACTGTCATCAGACAAATCTAATCCAAGATATTGCATAATGATAGTGAAATGTTCTTCAATTCTATCAATCTTATCTTTTCGATCTAAATTGTTCGGCAATGTAGGTGTCTCGACACCCATTTTGACTAGATGTTCGTGTACTTTTTGACCCAACTCTGGATCTGTTTTTGTTTTATTATAACTCATGATAACCTTCCTTTGTGATGGTTTTGTTTTGATATGTAAGCTACCGTTGTGTAGCTTACAACATATTTAGCAAAATTACTTTGCTTTAGCTTTTTCTTCAGCACGTGCGGCTTTTTCTGCTGTAATTTCGTTACGGCGAGCCTTAACTGCTTTAGCTAGTTCAGCTAATGCTTTACGGGCACGAGTACCTGCTGCCGCATTACCTGCTACAAACTTAGCGTTCTCTGCATTGTATGCAGCCAATTGTGTTTCAATATCTTGATGTGCGCTCATAATTTTCTCCTTAATATTTAGATTCGCGGGTATGTTTTCTGTAGTCAGTGGACATTCTCAACATACTCTGTCCATTGCCTTGTAAAATGTCAACGATTCTATCAATCGTTCCATTGTTGTAATCACTGATTTTGCCAATATCAGCATGTGGTTTCTTCAATAACTTTTCAAGTTTATCTAATGCATCTTCTACAGACCACGGGATGTATAGTCTTTCTGGATCGTTACTAAAAGTTTCAGGGAAGCTACGATACGCTGGATACAGTACATTACATCCAAGAGCATCGGCCTCTGATACGGTGTTTGAAACCCAATCTTGTAAAGCACAATTAAAAACAACACGACTGTTATTAACAATATCATAGTAATCATTCTTTTCTAAATCCTCATAGATACGTAATAGGTCACGCTCTACTAAATCATGTGTACGTTTCATGTAACTATCATTATTGCTACGCAGTTTAGCACCACTGCACACAGCAAATTCTACACTGTTGTTTGGATGACGTTTAGCCCATGCTTCAATAACATCCATGTAAAAATCAGGCTGCTTTTCTTGATCCCAACGAGCACTGAATACAACACGATGTTTACGATCATGAAAAGGAATATTCCTATCTACACGAGACATAACCTCATCCTTACCAAATGCTAGACCACTGATATTGTAGATTGGTACATCCCAACCTGCAATCTTCATGTTCATGACCATTTCTTCATTAGTTGCGAGGATCGCACCACCACTCTGGCTAACAGCTTCGCAGACCATTTTCTCATAGGAACCCATCCATTTGGCCATCCCCCAAACGTGAACAAAGTCATCAGGATCGATAGACTGCGCAAGACAGCGCACATATATTTTAGGGCGATGTGCCTCACTAACTTGATTAAGGATATAAGGCAGACTCTCAAAGCCCGGCTGAAACATATCTTCAAAATAGATAACATCTTCACTAGTAACTTCTCCGGACTTCATCATCTTAACTAGATTCATCAATTGACTCATACCAAAGTATGAGCGACCATGTGCATCTAGTACTTGACCTGTTACAATAGCTTGATCATTACTTAATGTTTCTCCGGGAACTACAACATACTTTAATTTTCTACGTTTAAAAACTTCAACATTCCATTCTAGTAATTGAAGGGTATATCGTGCTTTGTAGGGTTCTAAACCCATATAAAATAATTTACGCATCTTTTCTTTCTATATCTTCTTCTATACACTTGTCACCGTATTGAACTTCTAGTATATGACATGGTTCAGTATAATTGTTCTGACCTTGATGCCATACACCTGTGCCGATCTGATAAGTTTCATTTGCATTTTTAGTAATATTCATTATACTACCTTTTACATCAGTTGCAATATCACATTTACCCTTAAGTATATACCAGTGTTCTGAACGTAAGAAATGGCGTTGCATACTCAATCGTTGGCCTGGCTCGATGACTAATTCTTTTACTTTGTATCCAAGTTTGTCATCTAATACTCGATACCAACCCCACGGTCTTCTAGTTTTTGGATTTTTCCATTCTTCAAGAATCCAACTGCTAGAGTTTTTCTTATCCTCACCACCTACTCCAAAAACGAACTCTAAGTTTTGATCTTGGAAAGACATTTCAGGAATGTTTTCTTTTGTTCTGTCTCCGCCATTGGCAAAGATAATATGAGCGTCAGGGTACATTTGTCTGACATTCCTTATAGCTTCTATACTAGAGCCATCATTATCGTTAAACAATATGCAGTGATCAACCATTGATAAGTTTTCTACTACTGATATTCGTTCTACAATTGGCATAAAAGGTCGACCCTTTTTACGGGTCAACCAATCATCAGAGTTTAGCCCGACAATTAGTTTCTCTCCTAATTTACGGGCGGCTTTGAAATATTCAATATGACCAGAGTGAATCGGATCGAATCCCCCGGTCACTATTACTATCTTAATTTTTTGCATCCAGTTCCCACATATATCGTACAGGCTTCCCTGTCAGATATTTAGTGAATTGACGGTAGATGTAACTTTTATTACTATACAAGTCTGCTTCGTCAAATTTATAACCATAGTCTTGGCAGAATTCCAAATACTTTTCTAGATCATCAAAAATTTGACGAACACGAGGGTTGGATTGATAGTGTTGCTTTGCCATTTTATTAATTCCTTTAAATAGCGAGTGATTGATAAGGTTGTCGTGTATTGTAAATAATCGTAGCACCGTTTTCATTATCTTCTGATACTTGAATAGCGATGTTGCGATTTGGATATCGAGTTGCGATAACTTCATAGAGGTCATCACTAATCATTTCACAACTTTTGTAATCCAATGCAAGAATGCCTTGAGAATATTGATTCTCTAACCATCGCTTGAACTGAATAAACTCGATATCCCGGTCGTTGTGAAACACTTCAATCGACACTTCAAAATGAAAGATGTGTCGATGCGGAGTTGCTAGAAAGCTAACATCATACTCATCACCTGTTGCCAAATTAGGGTCTGTTGCTGCCGCTGGGTACTTATGAATACCCTCTTTCTGAAAGCGAACAAAAATAGTACGGTTCGCTAAATCTTTAATTCGTTGACGTTTTTCAGTCATTGCTTGTTCGTGTTGATTCATGAGTATTATTATATCAGTCAAAGAACCCGTCGTCAACTAAATGTGGTAACATTACTTCTGTAAGCCAGCGTCTATGACCCAACCCATTAGGATGTGGATCTCTAACATCTTTAAAGCATTCTGGATTTGGTAGTAAGTAACCATGAATTGACTTTTCGGGTGAAATAAAGGTTGATGTGTCTATTTGTTTTAGTAGATATTGCACAATTTGATGATCTTTAAACTGTTTAAAATCATTGAAAGTAAGATCCATAAAATATTGTTGGTACAATTTAATACCCAATGTCTTGCAGGTATGTTGCAACATAATTATATTTTCAAGACTTGTGTGGACCGATAATGCACATGGTTCTCCGACACCCATCATAAAATAATCTCTTACAAACTTAACAGCATCAATTGTATGGGCAGATGTGATAAGCCATCCTCCCCATTTGTTATATCGAATGACATTGTTTATTTTGTCGGCCTTTGACGTAACTTCGCCGGGATTCTCTGAAAAGTTTTTAAGGTCGCCTAGTTGTAGTTGCCAACCCTGTTGAGAACCTTTCCAATTTTCAACTAATTCATTAACAAAATCTCCGTGATCTACATAAAAAGATTTTCTATCATTACTAGACCACATTACGAAAACTGCAATATCTTCTGGTCGATATCCTTGTTCCAATGCTTCGTGTATAGCGTGAAGTGTTTTCTTCTGAATAAGCTCTTGCCCTTGACTAGACAATCCTCTATGGTCAAACTTCACAGCAGGATCCAATCGTTCGATGTGTTTTTCTAGTTGGTTGGGCCAGGTAAAGGGAGTTACCGGGTCACTAAAACTGCAACCACTTGTAATTATTTTTTTATATTTCATCGGTCATCATCATAATGAACTGTTTCGTGGTCATGATCCCACTGTGCTCTCCTCATCTCACTTAACTCTTTCAAATATTTTGCCTTAGTTTGGCTCAATTCATTTATCTTTGTAGTATCAGTACTACCTGATTTTTCTAGCTGAAATAATTGATTATCTACTAGTCGGTGTGATTCTTCAAGTGTTTTGATTCGTTGTGTATATGGCATATCATTCTCCTAATGCTTCCTGAATTGCATCATCGCTATCATCTTCAGTGATCATTTCAGGTTCGATAGTATTTACTTCTTCGAACAATGTATTAAACATAGTGATTGCATTGATTGTTTTTTGACCACTCAAACCTTGACTACCAGACTTCATTTGAGTCCATAGATTCTCATGCTGTTTGATTAATGCTAGGCTTTTTTCTCTATCATTTAATCTAAATATTTCATCAATGATGTTTCCAAAGTGCATGTCTTCAAACTTATTAATTAGCATCTTAGGCATAATTCCTTGTTCGTATCTGCGATTAGCTTCTTGCACCGCAGAAAGATGTTGATAAACATTATGTGCTTGTAACAATGTGTAACTCAGTGTGTCCCAACTAGTCTTAGTTTCTTTGCCTTGATTGTTGATAAATCCATGACCTCGATAGCATAGGTCTTTCATTAGCATACGATCTGTTACTGGGCTATCAGTGAACTTATCATGGATACCTTCTTGCAAAACAGCATCACGGAATTTTCGAGTATCGCTTGCATAATCTTTACTTTCAGCAGTCTTAGTCATAGAGTATGCCCACTTCTTGTTATGTTCAATAGTTGTATTGAAGTAAGCAAGACCTTTAGCCGCACTAAAGAAAGGACTAGCACAGTCAAATGTAATCACAAATTTAGGATTGTGATACTTACGGATAGCACGTTGAATATCAGTGAACAATACAGCGTATTCCATAATACTTACACCCAAACAGTGTAGTAAATCGTGCTTTCCTTCTACTAACAATCCGTCATGGATGATACCTACAAGTCTACGTAGCATCAGGTCAACGTCAATCTTATTCTGACCACCAAACGCCCACCCATTGAAGTGATTGTCAGGATAGATATTTGGGTTACAGTATTTCTTCATTTCTTCATACCAATGGTCACTATCAGTATGTGTTAGGCCCTGCATAACGTTTAGAAACTTACATTTACCATTGCGATTCTTAATAAAGTATTCGTTATTGATATGAGTAGCCTTGACTGCATCGCCTAAGTTAGCAATCTTATGTTGTTCATATGCTTTGGTATTACGATAAGATTCACTTGGAACATCAAGACACATACCATAATCCATATACGTATCCATCCACAACAAAACTTCTTTGCGCTTTGCTAATGCTTTAGGACAGTTAGGATCTTTCCAATCAGCCGGCCATTGACCTTTAAGAATTTGAAAGCCGCCGCTATCACCTAACATGAAAGTTCCCTGTTCACGTTTACGAATAATAGATTCCGCGTGATCATCTTTAGTAGGATCTAAGTTAGCATGACCTGCTGAGTATAGACCCCACTTGTAAGTATATAGACCTTCTTTACTGTTTAAAAAGTTTAAACATTCAACATCACCATTGAAGCCTGCAGGAATACGTGCGGCATCAAAGTAGTTGTTACCTTCACGTTGTTTGCCCAAGCCACTAATGAAAAAGCTAGACACTGCTGGTAAGAACAATGCCCAGTCATCTTTTTGTTGTTGTGATAAATTAATTTGTTCCAACTTTTTCTTCTTCTTTAATTAATGTTTGAACAATTCTAAGTTGTTCTTCTTTTTCTTTAAGTTGATTCATCAAATCTTTAATGGTGGGGTTAGTTTCTGCTAATCGTTCACGTTCAACTTCTTCTTGCATCCTCTTCTTAGCCCAGTTGAGAATTCTGATAGCATCTGGATCTAAATTGACAACGGCACTGCCCCCGCCAAGACTCAACCAAACGTTGCCATCGTAAACTTTCATCTGTTGACTACCAGGATCATAACTTATTGCGCCAGTCATAGGTTGACCATTATTTTTATTGATATAAGGCATAGCACCTTTGTTACATGTAACATTTAGGTACTCGCCACCGACGACATAATCAATCATTTTGAATGTGCTGGTAATAGATATATGTATGTTGCAAGGCCACTGTCAACTGTGATTTCAACTGCACCCTGATCGGCAATCTTGACAATCTTATCACCGGGTAGTTCCATGATAGACTGGAACACTTTTACAGGCCACTTCCAAGGCTGAGACAACTTACCAGTGATACCTGAGTGAAATACAAAGTTACCATTGTGAGTGCTTGGATCACCAAAGTTAATCTTCAATTCGGTGCCACTAGTAGTCATAGTGAAATGTTGTTCTTCGCTGTTAGCACTTGCTTGTTTCTTAAGACGTAAGATGCCAGCGACACTAGGTTCAAACTCAACGTTCCAAGCCGCTCCTCTAAACGTCAGTTTACCAACTTTTTCTTCAACGATACTCTTTATCATTAAACGATAGTCGTTAACAAAGTCACCGTTATTTGTCTCAAAGTGAATTGTAGTTGGAACATCTTCATTGTCACGTTGAGTACGTGTAATGTTGATTTTTGATGTTTCATCGTATTCTTCAAAGCCAACAATTGTCTTTAGTTTACTCAAGTTAGGCATACCAAAAGTACCAATGAAGTCAGCAATGGGAGTTTTAAATGTACCTTCTACAACCACAGATTTGTTTTCTGCACGTGCTGTAATAACGGTTTGTTTATCGGTGCCAGTAACTTTGACAAGGTCAATCTCTGCGATGCTGGTATGTTGAATGAGGTCTAGTAAATAATCTTTCATGTTTTTCCTTTATTTGTTACTACCATATTTAGATAGTTGTGCTGTGTATTATAATGGGTTTTATTGCAAAAGTCAACACTTGTTTAACCAAATGTGAATAATGAATCGAATGTAGACTTAACATCTAAGTTACTTCTGATATCCCAATTTAGAACTCCTAATAGGTTTTCTATTTTTTCATCAACTAATGTGTTTTCCATAGCTGAATCATCGAACGGCAACTCACAGAACCATTGGGGTAATCTGAGTTCATCTGTTGGATATGCGACACTAGTAAAGCCCAATGGATTATCCTTCAGTTTACATACAATAACTTTCATACCGTCAACTATTTTTTGACTGTATTGGTCACTATTTACTCTGCGTAAGTAATTGTAGTTGAGTGCGGCTCGAACGTGTCCGGGCATATTCTCACGACCCTTTTTACTGTTTGCTTCTTTTTCACCATAAAAAGTAAGTTTGTTCACACTTTTAGGAGAACCTTTAGTCCAACTGTCTTGTAATGATAATGTGCGTTTGAATTCTTTAATTTTCTCAAGAACTTCGTCACGTGTTTTACCTCGTTGTAGAACCATTTCAAGAACATCCATTAAGAATTCTTGTACGTACTTAGGAGTATCTGCACGTTTCAAGTCAAGACCCATAGCTTTGATATCACCTGCTTTGCCGTCTTTATCTTTGCGTTTGCCTTCTTTGTCAAAGATGTTAATTGCATAACGTTTCTTTGTAATAAAGATTGCACGATCACCAATCAGTTCACGACCAGCTTTGATAATCTCGCCGTTCTTACGAGGAGCATGAAATGCTTTCTCCATGAATGCAGGGAACGATTCATTAGCTTGATCAGCTATGCCATCATATAAACCAATACACAGTTCTTTGTCCCATTGCAGTTCGCCACTGTCAATTTGAGGCTTTAGGGTATTGTGTGCAGTAAAATAACATGAGTCAGTATCACCATATACAATAGCATCACCTTCATGACTGTAATTGCCTGCAACTATTAAGTTTATTTGACTCATCATGTGTTTAACAATTTGACGACCACTCAATGTAACACTTTGACCTATACGTTTATCGTAGAAACGGCAATGTTCATTTAACAATGCGCCATATGCAGAGTTAAGCAAAATCTTGCGAACCAGTTGTCGCTTATCCCAATACTCTCTATCAGCATTGGTTGTTGCTTCTTTAAGTTTCTTTTGCATAACTTTACGATCTGAGTACCAGCGTGTTAACAATCCCGGAATTACACCTTCTTGTTCATACGTAAAAATTGTACCATTTGCGCTGATCATCCAAGGATTATGACTGTCAAAAATCATCTTCCAGATTTCCGCCGCACTCATTTGTACACTGCGCCCATCTTCATAGTCTACCCAAAGAATTGTTCCTCGTTCTTGATCCATGATTGCTGTATACTCTAAGCAACTAAACAAACCTTCCCATAGAATTGCGCCTTCTACTGAATCATCACCATCTTTATAGTGCCTCTTTTCCATTGCAAGGCGCAAGCCTTTGTCTTTCATGTACTGGTCAGTGAGTGTTTGTCTGACTTGAGCAATAATGGTTTCTGGGGCCATGTTAAGAGCACGGATTGCTGACGGGTATAGCGAGTTAATGTCAACTGCTCCGACCCATTCATGAATTCCTCTTTTGGGCGTAGCAACATAGGCACCTGCCGCTTGTTGTATTTCATCATCACTTTTGTCCTTTCGTTTTTTGTCTGGAACTACCAGACCTCTTTCATGAGCCTCGTTCATGATTGCCATTTCAATCATTGCAACAGACCCCATGACTGTGGGCAACAGCACTGTATTTTCATGCGCAAGTGCGTTTGCCAAATCTAAGAATTTTAGTTTATTGTGAATCTTAACTAGAAGCATCGTATCTTGCCTATTGTATTCAATAAACTTTTTAAAGTCCTTGTTATACAATTGGTCTAGAGTACCTTCATATTGAGTTTTATTCTCACCTACTTCCATCTCACCGATAGAGTCGAGTTTGTAACTATGGCGTGATTCATAGTTGTACTTTTTATACAACTGCAAATAGTCCATGTGAATGCGACCTACCAAATCATATGTAGTTTCTGACTTACCAAATCGTTCGTATTCTCGTGGCTTGGGAAGTTGACCCATCAAGCAAAACTTACGGGTGTCATCTTTACTCATCACACGTGTAACACGATTGACCATATAGGGTATATCATACCCCTCTGAGTTCCAACCAGTTAGTACGTCAGCATCTTCAATCAATTGAAAGAATACGTCAAACATTTCCTTCTCTGATTTGAATAGCATTGTGTTTTCAAACTCTGATGCGATTTCATTTGCTGTTTCATCAGTCATATGCTTGGGTGCAATGACTAGAGTAATACATTGATCTAGCCAATCTAAATAACAACTGATAGCTGTTACCGGATTGAATGGATCACTAGTAGGACTGAATCCTTTTTCAGGATCAAAGTCTACTTCAATGTCGAAAAAGCAAGTGTGAAGTTTAGGTGCATCGACGCCAAGATAGTTTTCTGAAAGACAACGGAACACCACATTGACATCACTCTCAAACAATTTCTTGCCTGAGTGAATTCGTTTTTCTTTCTCAAATTCTTGACGTTTGCGGGTACTGAATCTAGAAACAGGATCACCGTAAAGGCTTCGCTGTTTACCTTTTGGATCACTGTAATACAAAATGTAGTTAGCAGGATACTCTTTGTACTCACGGTTACCCTCAGTATTTCTCTCTACCACATAAATGCGGTCTTCATCCCTGCTGTGAATTGCGTCAACATAGCTCATTGATTTTATTATATAGTAATAGTGCCAAGATTTCATGGCTTTTGGGACCCACATGTTGTTTATCTAACGCTAAATCAACTTTGGGTAATTTGATGGTTGGGTACAGTTCAGGTATTTTTAACGAGTCGGGCAATTTATAAATTGATAAATCTTTAGTTGACGACATAAAAACATGTTTTATCCTTTTAGATGAAAGATGCACATGTGCATGATGCATTATCAGATAATTTTTTATACCTAAATGTGTAGGCTCCGTTTCTTCTATTTGAAGCATTGTAGCCTTATTATAATCATTTGCTAACCATTCCTTATCATTGCATTCATATGTTAATCTAGTCAATGGAGTTCTACCAAAATGTGCCCATTGGACAACACATATATCACTTAATTGAAATTCAAAATTTAAAATTCTCCATAACATATGAAGATTGCTAATACCTGATAAACTGCTATTGACTACCTGAATATTTAATTTATCAGCCAAGACTTGGGGCCAGGCAAATTTGCTCGGTGCAGGACCTGGTGTAAAGTTAGGGCCATTACAATCTTCCATGCCCTGACCATAAGTTATTGAATCCCCAAACGCTATCAATCTATTCATATGTTGTTTAATTCCTTTAAAACATAAAAATCATCCCAATTGGATATATGCGTTAACACTCTATCATATCCTTTTGAAATTAATAGATTATGTACAGCTTGCCTATTTTCTTCTTTATAATTGTGCTCTACTGTCAAGAACTTAATCTTATATTGGTCAAAGTCAAATGTTCGTAAAATTTCTATCTCACTACCTTCTGTATCTAATGAAAGGTAATCAATGTCTTTTGGTGCATTGTACTTTTTCAAAAGGTCTAATAATGATATGGTTTCTACTTCGTAGTTTGATGAATTCCCACCGATTACTTGAGTTAGTTCGGGAGTCAGAGTTATATATTGTTCAATTGCGCTAGCATCTGGTCGATTAGAACTTTCGTGGAACATTAATTTCTCACCTGTATTTTTCCAAACGCAATTGAAGTCAATATTACATGACCTATTCGTAGGTAGCTTGTCGTGCCAATATCTTGCCGGCTCTGCTAAGATACCATTCCAACTAAATTCTTTTTCTAACAGGTAGGTGTTACTGATACCGTAACCATCAGTTGCACCAAACTCAACAAAATATCCATTAGATTTCCATCCCAAATACATCTGAACTATCAAGTCCTGATATAATTGACCGTGCGATTTAAGGAAGTACTTATTAAGATTTTCTCTGTGAGACACAGATTCTGGATATGACTCCATGAAGATTTTAAACAAGACAGCAATATGATCTGGTCTGTTCATCCCCAATGGATTGTACGTATTGACTTCAGTCCAATAATCAATTATTGGTTGAGGCTGTGTCATAGTGTCTTACCGACTGTCTCCAAAATAGTATTGAGTTCTTCGTTGTCTTGGTTGGTCTGTGTTAGACTTGCTTTGTGTGCTACACGGATAGCCTTTTTAAGAACAGAAGGTTTGACTTCGAGTTCTTCTGCAACGGCTTTGATAGTATCGGTCAATCCACCATTCAATGTATCAATCTCATGCATGGTTGCCATACCCTCGTTGATAAGTTGTGTGAGTTTGATCTTTTGATCACCGCTAAAAGTTTTAGTACTGGACATGTTTTCTCCTTGAAAGTGTTAAGTATATATGAATTACAGTTGCTTTTCAACTATTTTTTTAACCAAAGTGTGCAAACCTGGGTTAACGTGTAATGCTTGTGGCATCATAACATTACGAACATAGTTGCGCATGTATTTGGTGTCTTGATTTGATTGATCTTCAATCCAGGGTACTTCATGTCTCAAGCACCAAGATTTGAATTCGTCTTTGCGTGTAGTTAGGAATGGGCGTAGAACATTCTTGCGAGTCAATGGAATAACTTTGGCTGTGCCATGCAAGCTTGACCAAATGAATGTCTCTACACAATCATCTAAATGATGACACGTGATGACTGGGCCCAACTCCTCTAAGAACTCATATCGCACTCTACGCCAATATTCTTCCTGTGATTCTTCTTTTGATTTTTCACTACGAGGCGTGCCAAACGTCATGGGAATATTATTATCTGTGCAATATTGGGCAACAAATTTAAATGCTTTTTGACCGTTTTCAGTGCCATGGTGAAAATGTGCAATGGTTACATCGTGCTTTCGTTTCAGAAAGTCAACGACAGCCATACTATCAACTCCACCGCTACATGCAACAGTGATTTGTTTGGGTAGTGGAACTAGTAGTTTAAGCATGTGCTATTATAGCACACATTCTGAATTAAGTAAAACATAATGGATTTAGGCGGGCGAAATCTATAAATCCCGGGTACCTTATATGTGCTTTAACTAATTGAACAATCAATTCCATGTTTCCATTTTCATTCAAGCCAGCTAAAAATTGGTCAATGTCTTTTTTGGCTAGCTTTATAAACTGATTGTAGTTATGTTCAACATCATTTACTAACTGTCTTTGGTAATTATCATCTGTCTCTATACGTTTTTTCATATTGACGGAAGTTGATACGATATGTTCCAAAAGGTCTTGATCTTCATTGAACCAAGCAGGTTCTTGGAAGACTTTAAAACCTAATTTTTTTAATATATTGATATTTTCTTTAGCACCTATCATTATAAAGGGATGACGATTAATGATAGGTTTCCAAGTTTTTTCTGTGAATATATGAGGTATACCATGCAACCATGTTTCACTTACTATACTAAATGCTGTAATTTTAAACAAAGTTACATTATACGGAAATCCTAAATGAACAAATTGTTCTTTCGTAGATTCATAGTCTAAAACTTTCTCAGATACTTTTATAAATGTATCAAAATCCTGATCCGTGTAGTCAGAAAAAAAATCAGCACGAATCTGTTGTAAAGTCTTGGGAGTATTCTTAAAGGTCCATATTATACTATCTAAGTTATTGGATTCATAAAATTTTTTCAGTAGTCCTACACGTTGTATTTTATTTCCTTTTCCTAACAAGAATAATCCTTTACTTGATTTAGGTGTATATGTTGTTTGAATGGGATGGTTGTTAATAAACACACTATAGTAAGTGTACGCCCATCCCCAATTTATATAGGAAACATTATGTTCACAATTGAGACCGGGGTATTCATTAAGACTATCCAAGACAAAACGAAAAGATAATTTTGACTGCTCAAGCATGGCATTGGCTAAATTTATGAAACGGATATACTTATCTGAATTTGATCCACGTTCAAATATGTCGCATAATAGTAATGTTTTATCAGTTTTTTTTAAAAAATGTATGTGTTTGCCTAACAACCCAGGGTCATATGTTCCATCACCCGCATGGTAATTATTTAAGTTAAGGAATAGATATTTCATGATATTTAAGGTACGTCAGCAGGTTGACCAAATAAATTAGTTGTTCTAGGGAACATAAATCTACCAAGTTTGGTAGGAGTCATCTGTACAGCATCAAGTTGAGGTAACTCAAATAAGTGAGTTAATTTAGCCAACTCTATTTCAACATTGTTTAGGTAAGTTTGATAATTGAATTCAATATCATTTCTGATTTTATTCACTACCTCGGGTTGATTGATAGATTTATGAAAATCTTCTATAACTTTTAGAGTCGCATCCAATCTGTCATTCAAATCTATAATATTGTTATATCCTGGATTTGTAGCGTAGTTCTCAAAAGTTCTATAACCTTTACTTTTAAGTTTTTTAATCATACCTGGATACCAAGCACATATAAAAGGATGTTTATTAATAATAGTTCTATATGTTTTTTCAGTAATTTTTGGAGTCCATTGTGTTTGATCCTCATATATATTAAAATCTGACTCTGCTATAATAGAGAAAGAGGTGTTTTTATAAAGAGTTGAATCAAAGGGG